TAGAATTGAATACAAAATTTATTAAACATAAGCTACCCTGTCCCAAGTGTGATAGTAGTGATGCTGTTTCTTTGAATGCTGATGGGTCTGCTAAATGTTTTAGCTGTAATGCTTTCATTCCAGACTATGACAAAGCAGATGATATGAGTACAAATACTAACACTATTGTACCCATGAAACAACCAGAGACATCATTCTTGAACTCATACACAGGAGTATATGCACCATTGACTGATAGAAATATATCAGAACAAACTGCAAGAAAGTTTGGTGTGAAGGTTGTCAAAGACCATGCTGGTCAAGTCAAGCAACATATCTATCCGTTTCATAATGGAAGTGAGATAGTTGCAACCAAGACTAGGTATGTAGACAACAAGAACTTCTCATGCAATGGTACGTTTGAAGGGACAGGGTTGTTCGGTGAGCAACTGTATCGCAACAAAGGTGGTAAGTATTTAACCATAACCGAAGGTGAGTGTGATGCAATGGCAGTCTATGAACTCATGCAAGGTAAGTCTAGTGTAGTATCTATTAAACGTGGAGCTTCATCTGCTGTTAAAGATATACGAGAGAGCATTGAGTTTGTAGAATCATTTGATAATGTTGTTCTTTGTTTTGACAATGACAAAGCTGGGATTGAATCTGCTAGACAGGTTGCAAGAATCCTCAAGCCAAGTAAGGCAAAGATAATAAACTTACCCAATGGTTACAAAGATGCTAACGAGATGTTAGCTAAGAAGAAGTTCCAAGAGTTTTCTACTGCTTGGTGGGAAGCTAAGACTTATACTCCCTCTGGTATTATGGAACTATCCAGTAAGAAAGATGAGTGGCTACACAGAGAAGAGAAAGAAAGTGTAGCTTATCCTTGGGAGGGACTGAATAAGAAACTCTATGGTATGCGTAAGGGTGAGTTGGTCACCTTGACAGGTGGTACAGGACTAGGTAAGTCTAGTGTGACTAGAGAACTTGAACATCATTTAATTAAGAACACAAAAGACAATGTAGGTATTGTAGCACTAGAAGAGAACTGGTTGCGTACTGCCGATGGTATTGTATCTATTGAAGCTAATGATAGGATATACTTATCAGAGAAACGTTCTAAGTATACAAGCGATGAACTCCATACTTTGTTTGACAAAGCTATTGAGAAGGGTAGAGTATTTATCCATGCTCATCTTGGTGCGACAGACATTGATGAGATATTTTCTAAGCTAAGATATATTATTGTAGGGTGTGAATGTGACTGGGTTGTAGTTGACCACCTACATATGCTTGTCAACGTACTAACTGAGGGTGACGAGAGACGTGGTATTGATATGTTAATGAATAGATTGCGTAGTTTAGTTGAAGAGACTGGTGTAGGTATGATACTGGTATCACATTTACGTAGAGCACAAGGCGATAGAGGACATGAAAAAGGTATACAAGTGTCCCTTTCTCACCTCAAAGGTTCACAAGGAATAGCACAATTGTCTGATTGTGTTATTGCATTAGAGAGAAACCAACAAGCAGAGAATCCAGAGGAAGCTAACATGACGAAGGTTAGAGTCTTGAAGTCAAGGTATACTGGTGATACTGGTATGGCTTGTAGTTTAAAATATGACGTTGAAACTGGGAGATTACATGAATCTACAGAGGAGGAAACATTTACAAATGAATCTTATTTTTGATATAGAAACAGATGACCTTGATGCTACTAAGATATGGTGTATTGTAGCTAAACAAGTTGATGGACAAGTATATAAGTTTGGACCAAATCAAATTGAAGATGCACTAGACTTATTACATAGTGCTAAAGTTTTAATTGGTCATAACATTATAGGTTTTGATTTACAGATACTCAAACGTTTACATAACTTTGTGTATCGAGGTAAGGTAATTGATACTCTTGTTATGTCAAGACTTTACAATCCAGTCAGAGAGAATGGACATAGTCTCAAGACTTGGGGTTATAGATTAGGTATACCTAAACAAGAACAACCAGAGTTTAATAACTATACACCACAAATGCTAGACTATTGTGTACAGGATGTTAAACTGAATGAAGCTGTATATAAGTTCTTACAGAAAGAAGGACTAGGATTTAGTAAGCAGTCCTTTGACTTAGAGCAAATGACTTCTGCTATTATATGTGAACAAGAAAGAAATGGTTTCCATTTTGATAGTAAACAAGCTATGACTTTGTTAGCAGAGCTTAAACAAAAAATGGCAGATGTAGAGGATGAAGTACAGAAAACATTTAAACCTAAATGGGTTGATGATAAACAAGTTACACCTTACATTAAGAAGGATGGTGAACTTAGTAAGAGAGGACTTACAGATGAGGAGTATATACATTGTATGAACACACAAAACTTTCAACCCTTCATGCGTAAGAAGTTAGTTGAGTTTAATCTTGGTAGTCGTAAACAAATAGGTGAGTATCTTGTTGACTTTGGTTGGCAACCAGAAAGGTTTACTCCTACTGGTCAACCTATTGTGGATGAGAGTACACTTAAAAAGATTACTCACATCAAAGAAGCTAAACTAATTGCTGATTTCTTATTATATCAGAAACGTATAGCTCAAGTATCATCTTGGATTGATGTTGTTAAAGATGATAGAGTACATGGTAAGGTTATACCTAATGGTACTATTACAGGGAGGATGACACATCGAGGTCCTAACATGGCTCAAGTCCCTAACATACATAGTCCTTACGGTGAAGAGTGTCGTGCTTGTTGGACTGTACCAGATGGCTATAAGTTAGTTGGTATTGATGCTAGTGGTTTAGAGTTACGTATGTTAGCTCACTATATGAATGATGCTGATTACATTGAGGATGTTGTTAATGGTGACATCCATACAACCAATCAAGAACTTGCTGGACTGAAGACACGTGACCAAGCGAAGACATTTATCTATGCTTTAGTCTATGGTGCTGGTGATGCTAAGATAGGTAAGATAATTAATGGTGATATGAAGAAAGGTAAAGCATTGAAACAAAGATTCTTTGCTAACTTACCAGCATTAAAAACTTTACGTGACAGAGTACAACAAGCTGCCAACAGAGGTTTCTTAAAAGGTATTGATGGTAGAAAGATATATGTAAGAAGTCCTCATGCTGCACTTAATACCTTACTACAAGGTAGTGGTGCTATTGTAATGAAACAAGCTATGATAAATTTATATGAGTTGATTAAGTTAAATACTTATGATGCTAAGTTTGTTGCTAACATCCATGATGAATGGCAACTACAAGTCAAGGAATCTCAAGCTGATTCTGTAGGAAGAGTAGGTGTTGAGTGTATTGAGAAGGTAACAGAGCAATTTAAAATGCGATGTGATTTAACTGGTGAATATAAAATAGGAGGTAATTGGAGTGAAACCCACTAAAGAAAATAGAAAGAAGTTTGACCTAGACTTAGAGTATGGTCAGATAAGAGAAGATAGGATAGCAGATATGCTAACTAATAAAAAGATTGAGGTCAAGTCAGAACGTGGTATGTGGATGAAGACTGGTAACATATGTATTGAGTATGAATCATATGGTAAACCATCTGGTATCTGTGCTACTGAATCAGACTATTGGTTTCATAATCTTTGTATTGATGATGACATATTCTGTACGTTTATATTTGATGTCCCTAAACTAAAACAACTGATTGATAAATTAGATTTTAAGAAGTCTGTTTGTGGTGGTGACAACAAAGCAAGTAAGATGTGGTTAGTAAATATACAGAAACTATTTACATCTGATGTCTTTAAAACATATAAAGAGCTAGAAAATGAATAAAACACTTGACAAAACTCAATTAGACAAGTATAATAAGTTTACATCTGAGTCTGGACATTGGTATGCTAGAGATGGAGAACCTATGTATACAATCATAGGTGCTAATGGTAAAGAAAGAAACACCACATTAAGAGATGCCAAAAGTATTGGACTTGTCCCTTCAGTCACAACCATTTTAGGTATGGTTGCTAAACCAGCTTTAGAGAATTGGAAACTTACTCAAGCTATCAAAGCAGCAATTGATTTAGATAGAGGAGAACAAGAACCTTTTGATTCTTTTACTTACAGATGTAAGAATGAAGCTAGACAGGTTGGTTTAAAAGCAGCCAAGCAAGGGACAAAGATACATGCTCAAATAGAAAAAGGTTTCTTAGGTAAAGCTAAGACTAAACCTTACAAACTTATTCAAGCATGGTTAGACGAGAACTTTCCTAACGAAGACTGGATAGCAGAGGATTCTTTCTGTGCTGAACAAGGTTATGGTGGTAAGATAGACTTATACTGTAAGTCAGGAATCTTTGTAGACTTTAAAACTAAAGATAACCTTGAAGGTAAAGACCCAGCTAAGTTAGTCTATGATGAACATGGTATGCAGTTGTCTGCTTATGCTCAAGGTTGTCAGGTTGATGACCCTACTAGAGTTTCTATCTTTGTTGATAGAGCAGATACAAGTATTATCCTGTATCACATTTGGGAAACAGAATCACATGAAAAACATAAAGAAATGTTTAATAGTATATTAAGATACTGGCAACTGGTAAAGAATTATGAATGGCAAGAAGTCTAAACTAATAAGAAGAAGAGCAGAAGGTAAACTCATTGACTGGTTAAGAACTATGATACCAGAGGGAGAAGATGTTTCTAGAATTAATAAGAAGAATCTACATGAGTTTTTACCAGAACAAACTCACATCTTTGCTAATAATAAATTTATGTTAAGTGCATATAGTTTAAGATGGTTTTATAAACAAACAAAAAAAGAATATTATGAAAAAGAAAATAAATTATAAATTCAACGAAGGTAAAATTTTAAATTTAATAAAAGAATATATTGATAAGACTTATGCTCAACATTATTCTAATGGTAAGTATCAAGCTACTGACATGGTTATAGATGCTGGTCACGGTGAAGGTTTTGCTATTGGTAATATTATGAAGTATGCTATGCGATATGGTAAGAAAGATAACAAACAAGTAGAGTTATATAAAATAATACATTATGCTATTATTGCTTTACATCTAGAGGAGAAACATGGTAGAAGATAAAGTCGGAACTAAAAGTTATTTAGGAATAATGATAGACTATGACAAAGAAAAAAACTTTGATAAGTTTAGTTTAGACACATTAAAAGATAGATACTTTTGGGATGGAGAGACACATGCCCAAGAAGCATTCGCAAGAGCATCAGTATTTGGTGCAACATTTAAAGGAGAAACAGATTATGAAATGGCTCAAAGACTTTATAACTACAGTTCCGATTGTTGGTTCATGTTTAGCACTCCTATACTTAGCAACGGAGGCACTACTCGTGGGCTACCTATCAGTTGTTTCCTTAATTATGTTCCTGATAGTAGGACTGGGCTATCTGCTCACTATGACGAGAACATATGGTTGGCAAGTTCGGGTGGAGGCATTGGTGGATATTGGGGAGATGTTAGGAGTAATGGTATACCTACTACTCATGGCTCTCGTTCTACTGGTTCAATTCCATTCATGCATGTGGTAGATTCGCAGATGTTAGCTTTCAATCAAGGCACTACAAGACGTGGTTCTTATGCTGCTTACATGGATGTTAGTCATCCAGAGATTGAAGAGTTTATTAACATGAGAAAAGAAT